CGCCTCGATAAAGGTTGGTGTCCTTTCCTGCACCACTACCAATCCATAGCTTTTGAGCACTATCCAGTCTCATCCCCTCTATTACTCCGCTCCCAATAACATTATCGGCAACATTGGCGTGAGAATAAAAGAGTAGTGCCCCTTGCCAACTCCCTGCTTCAGTCACTCCTCCAATAGCCCCGCCCATAACACTACTAACTTGCAACCCGAATATCGGGCCACTTTCCCCGCTTACGTACGATGTTAGAAGTGTTGAAATAACATCCTTACCGCCTGCGCCACTAATGGTTCTATTCACAATAAATTTGTCGTCTGTTTGTAATGTGTTTGCTGCACTACGATAAAGGTTTACGTCATCAGCAGTCCCAAAGTATATATGGCTGTCGTCTGCCTTCAAATATAAATCGTCGGGCAAAGACAGCGGATTAGTGTTGATGTGATCGCGCTGCTCTACCTTATCAAACTTCTTCTCTAACTCGCTTAGCCTTATCAAAATATTGTCCAATACTTCTTCCATATCACACCTGTTTCAATATAACTTGTATATCATCTTTATTATCGCTAACAGCGATGACTACGCCTGCTACTTTATACGAATTCAGTACTGATGTACTCGGATTCATCCCAGATACAAGATCGCCTAAAAAGTAATGAATTCCATACAGGCTGGCAGGAGTTTGGACAACATCAAATGTAAATTCGTCTTTTATCGTAAGCTCTGCTAAACCGTTATTGCCGCGCGAAATCAGTCCATTTGTAGTATCGACATCCGACGCATTAACGAATATTTCGATATTATTATTTGTGACGTGGTAATCGCTGCCAACTACTACAGTTGTTGCTCTATTCTCATTTTCCCCTTTGCCACCTACAATTGCTACGCTCGCAGAATTCATGCCATCAATCATACTCTTCGGATTGGACATGTTGCCCAACTCCATCGAGAATCTGACCGTACCAGTTCTGTCCGTTCCTAACTGCCCCGTGTACCATCTAAACTCATAAGCGGTAGCGCTAATCTTGACTAAGTCGAAATCTCCGCCGGCTACCTTTGCTAGATCTTGGAGAGTGCTGAGAAGATTATCGTACGCACAGAACCAATCCACAGTATTGCCATTTGCTCCATCCGCTTGAACAGACAAACCAGTGATGGCTCCTTCTCTCAATCTTCCGTTGGCTACGGTAGCACTAGCACCAGCATTATAATTGACCAAATATTTCATAATGGTCTCTGCTTTGGCTCCTACAAATTTAGATCGCCAGGTTGTATTAGCATACCAAGCTACGTGACGCCACCTAAGCATAGACACCAGACCTGGCAGCGATAGAACTGAAGCCGAAACATCGGTCTTCTCCCATTCCTTTTTGCGATAGATACCAACAAACTCTCTAGACCAGGACAGACCCGTCGGCTTGCGCCAATATTCGAACTGCCATTTGTCCTGAAGATTCGCCAGTAAAGCGTGCTCTCCTGATAGATTTACAGTCATAAAGCCAGGAGCGTTGACTTCTTTGTTGACTGCTAAATCTAAGAAGTCAGTCAGCTCATACCGCTTCGCGCCTGTTAGATCATAAATCGAAACTTTGTGATCGCTCATAATACTACCGTTAACTATCTGCCGTGTAAGTCACTAGCCATCCCATGAAGTAAACTGACGCATTAACAGTATCGGAGCCGGATGTACCGTACCGCGTATACTGCAACGTAATGTAATCGGACGCTCCGCCTGCCGTAACGGAATGTATTACTGCAATTTGATTTGCGACAATGGCAACTGCGCTATGCACGTCGTTGTTGTGATTGCTATAATTCTCGCCCTCCGCTCCAGCGGCTATAAAGTTTTGCGCATATACATTTCCAGAATTAACTCCGAGAAGAACCGCTTTTACCGTCAAACCGCTAACATAATCAGATGGCATAAAGAAGTTACCCATTACTGCCGCATCGACCCCGTCAGGCATATTCCAGCCGATAAGCATGTCAGTTGTGCCAATTCCCCTTGTCGGTTGCACTAAAAACGTGCGCGTACGGTCAACTATCTTCGTTGCGTCTACACTATTAGCACTCATGTGAATAAGATCAATCGACCCGTCCACGTATTGGTTGCTATCCACACTATCAGCGCTCATGTGCGCAAGATCGATTGCACCTGCCACAACCTGAGAACTATCTACACTACCAGATGCCATCTTAGCAAGTGTAACATTAGCGTCCTTTATCGACAAAGTTTCAACTCCGTCTGGAATTACTTTACTGCCGATCTCTAAGTATTTTCTGTCATCGGTCAAAGCAATAACTCCACCTGTTGTAATCGTAAACGTAGCAAGTGAAATCTCCCATGTACTACCCGCCGATTGCGTAAGCGTAGGGATAGCAATCTGACCATCCGTGTTACGCACCGCGACCAATCTGACTGTTTGCGCTGACCAGCCTGCACGCAAAATCACCCGCCCACCCGTTGTACCTACAGCCGGAGTAGTCACAGTCAAGTTGACGCTCGCTGTACTCTCGTAAAAGAATCCATAAACGATTGCAGAACCCGCCGCAACGGCTATCGGGCTTGCTGTTCCAGTACAAGCTAGCGCACCTTGCTCTCCGAAAACAACTCCGCGCGTAGCTTCCTGGTCTGTTATGAATACTTTACGCATGAAATCATAAAACTGTTGTTGCGTATACCCACCGACCGGGCCATCGCCTGTCGCATTCGTAGTCCAGAATCTTGAGCTCTCTGCCATGATTCACACTCCTAGATATCTATGATAATATTTGACGTACACAATACTTGCACTCGTAATTCCTGTAGCTACGACTCGGATATCATTCGAACCGCGCCGGAGCCTAAACGTAGACAAATCGCTATCGTTTGACAACGTACTTAAACGATCTGTACTCGGTAACTCTACCACCGTCTTGTATCCATATCTCGCATCAATCTCATAAGTTACGCCTGCGGCTATGTGCGTTCCCGTGAAGTCTAACTTCTCACCGTAAGTCGTATTAGTAATGACTGGGTCTTCGAGCGGACCGGTAAGGGATAGTAATGGATAACTGTCTGCGTCCCCTATATTATTTACTATCTGAGACGTTGAAAATGCAGCTTGACCAAATTTCATGGGCACTACGACGTTGACTACGAAGCCTGTACTACCACCACCCACGTAAGCTATCCACTTAATATCAGGATCATAAAACGTAGGGTCATTGCATTCCAACGTGACAACGAAGTTCTGGGCTGAACCGCCTGCGCCAGCCCAGGGAAGAGACATGTCGTCAGCATAATGGCCTTCTATTACCTTTACGAGCCCGTCTACATCAAATTTGACTTTAAGTAGGCGATCCGGGCTGAAGTAGCTCATGATGGCAGCACGAGCTTGGTACATAGCAGACATATTACTCGTACCTAACTTGAAGACAAACTTACCAAATCTCGATTCTAGTTTATAGCCCCGATCAGTAGACCCTTGCTGCAATGCGCCAGATTCACTCAGCCTATGTAACGGAGCCATACCCCAGCCATCATGAGCTACCAAATTGCCGATTTGGCTTATAGGCGTTTCGACATAATTTGAAATTATTGAGATCGCAGCTGTCATCATCTAGCTCCCGTTTTATACAACAGATTCAAAGTCTTTATCTTATCGACCATACTTCTGTCATCCCTTACGCCATAGAAGTTGTATGTATTGGCATTCGAGCCGGTGGAGCCCACCAAACCAGCTGTACTGGCTACATCCAGATCAAGGTCAGCCGGCAGCAGATTAAGCTTAGCAGAGAAGTCGGGCAGTTTATAGCTAGAAAGGTCGTTCAAAGCTCTACCAATACCCAACAGACCTATCTCGAAAGGTGTTGGGCTATTAGAGCTCAACCAGTCGGGCAACTTAAACTTATCTAGAAAGCCTTTAATACTTTCCAGTTTGGTATGCAACCAATCTAGAGCTCTTTTGACTGCGCCTTCCAACGTAGCCGCTAATGGTGCGAACACGTTATTCGCTAACCACTGGACTTTCGGGCCTATATCGTTTACGATGAAGTCTTTGACGTCTCTCATGATAGGTAAAATATTCTCGTTGAAGTACTTCCAAACAGTCTCTAAAGCTGGTTTGAGTGTTTTCTCCCAGAACCCTGCTAAAGCCTTAAGAGCTATTTCACCTAACTTGCCAGCGATTTCTATAACGTCTTCGAATATTGGTATAACGTAAGTAGTTAAGAAGTTCCAGACTGCAGTAATGGCTGGCAAAAGTGTGTTGTTCCAAAAGTCGGACAGCGTCTGTATCGCCTTCGGTATATTCTCCTGCAACCAGGGGAAGACGACGTTCTGCAGAAATGGTATAAGCACCGTAGACATCCAGTTCCAAACCTTCTCGATAGCTGGTTGCAGAGTTCCAGTCCAGAAGTTAGATAGAATTTGGAGCGCGTTAGTTAGTTTGTCCTTAACCCACGGATAAACGACGTCCCTTAAGAACGGCATGAGAACGGTACTCAACCAGTTCCAAACTTGCGTTATTGCTGGCTGCAAGACGTTAGTCCAAGTATCGCTCAGCCATTTCAAAGCGATAGGAAGATTTACATCGAGCCAGGTTTTCACCGTTTCGAAGATGGGCTTCAAGTTGCTCTCCCACACTTCGGTCAGAATATCTCTGATGCCGCCCCAATTGTTAGTCCAAGCTTCGTATAGAAGTGCCACAACCGCTGCGATAGCGAGTATCGGTAGAACTACGGGAGCTAGCGCGGCTATCATCGCGATTGCTGCAGGTATAACTGATGTGTATACGAATACTCCGACGGCAACTCCTAAAGCCACCAAGATGCCCACGATTATGCCTTCATGTTCCACAAGAAAGTTATAGATATTAGTAAACCATTGTATAGCTTGCGGAATGAATTCAATTACAGCATTCGCAAAGCCCTTAATAAACTCTGTAAGCTTCGCAATGCCGGACTGTACTTCTGGTGACTGTATCCAGGTTTGAATTTTAAGTGCGAGCTCCGAAAGAAGCGGGATGACTTGCGTTCCTATTTGAACGAATGCACCTTGCAGTCCCATCTTCAAAGTGTTTAGCTCTCTACCAAACATTATGGCTCCGTTAGCCGCTTCGTCGCTCATAGACAAACCTAAAGCCTTTGCCTTCGCGTCCGCATCCGCAAGTCCACCGCCAGCCATAGCCGCTAATGTGTCAGACAAATCCTTCCCAGACTTACCGAAAAGAGCCATCATAGCGTCCGTTTTAGCTAAACCGTCAGGCATCACACCAAGCTTATCAGCTACAGCCTGAATGATATCTATGGCAGGTAGAATGTTGCCATTCGCGTCTTGAAACGAGATTCCCATATCAGTCAACGCTTGACCAGACGGCCCCATTTCGCCCTTAGCGTTCAGTAAGCCAGTAGCCAACTTAGCCATTTGGCTCGTGAGACCTGGGACATTACCACCTACGCCTTTGATCGCAACAGCCAGGGCAGCAGATTCTGAAGTCGAAGTACCTAAGACGTCACCGATACCATCCAGAGTTTCAGCCCAGCCCATAGTTGCAACTACTGAAGCAGTCATAGCGCCTGTAATAGCAACTACTCCTGCTACTACGCCTGCCATCGCACCCATAACAACGGCACCGCCTACCGAACTCAAGCCGGCTGTCATTTTAGAACTAGACGTCTTAGTTTTGCCTGCAGCGTCGTCTAGTCCCTTATTGTAGTCGGTTGTATCTATCCCTAACTTAGCAATCAGCGCACCAACATCCATAACTATCTCCTTACTAAATAAGCCCTAAGAGTCATGAATATTTCGTCTGGAGCCTGCTTAGGTTTCTCTTCGGCTTCAGTGAGCAAGAAATCGCTCGGCTTAATGGACTTCCTGTCGGACGGTTTCAGAACGCTTTGCCAAACTGTTGCCGCTATAATCCCAGCGTGGATGTTATCTCTCAACGCGCCGAAAGGCTCCAGTTTATAAAAGTCCATCCATTCTATAAACAGGCGATTCGGAATCTCGTCCAACAGGCCGTCCACATCCCAAGTACCCACGGCCAGAGCTAGTCGGAAGGCAAACTGTCGCTCTGGCCGGCTCCTGAGTTTTTTGAGATTTTCTCAATCTCAGACTTGTCGAGCGCATTCTGTTCTAGAACAACTTGCAGAATCCGTTGACATGCGGCAATCGATTTCTCCGACAAAGCGTCTAAATCACTTTCGTGGAAGAATCGCTTGCCTTCTTCGTCAACACAAGCCATAGCGATCAAGATAGCCGTAGCATTCTTCATCCCTTTGCCTGCCATCTTCTGCTGGGCATATTCTACTTGTCCAGCCGACAAGCTTTTGACCAGTACGGCTCCACCCCATTCAGGGATGTCTACGGATTGTACTTGGCGGTCTTCGGCATTCAGAACTTGCTCTCTACTTAGAAGCACCATTATGTCCACTCTCCAGTAGGCCCAACCACGACTTCGCACTGATAGTGATCTTCGGACTTACTTACTCGACCAACTTCAGTTATGTGGCCGCTACCCGACAACGTTTCACCGTCCGGCGCAGCAAACTGCATTGCTTGCGCTGCGGTGCTTTCAAAGGCTGTAAGAATAGCCTGATGAGATGGTAGAAGCAGATCCCAGGCCAAAGTCATCTTAAAGTTGTCTACCGAATAAGCGCCGGTAGCAACAGCCTGTTCGAATACTGCATCATGTTGATAGAACCGGCTGATCAATTTCTTGAGACGTGGAAAGTCGATCTCTTCCACGGACGCGATTTCGACCAACGGGTTGCCCATGCTAAAAACTACACCGTGTCCACCTGTAGCCATATTTCACTCTCCTTTACCACTTAATGACTGCAAGTTCAAGAGTAGTTGCGCTAGCGGCACCATAAACGTTACCGTCTGCTTGCTTCCAACCGTCTTTCGAGAACGGACCAAAAACAGCGAGCTCCAAAGTACCTACGGAGTATGCTGTAATATCTCCAGTTCTCTTTGTTCGGCTAGCAGCTATACTGTTTATGGTTATCGTAAGTGCGCCACCGGATGGGTTCCTGACCAAAAGTAACTCGCGACCAGTAAGCGGAAAGCTAAAGCCGTCCGCGAAACTGGCTCCTGCGGCAGTAAAGACGAAATCCGCAGAGTTTGCCGTCAAAGGCAAAGTCGGGTAGGGACCGGGTGCGTTTTGGGGTGTTAGTACTAAACGTGCCATAGGTTTACTCCTTATGCGTAATCATGACATCTAAAGTCATCCTGAACCGGGACAATTCCGGTTCCGGAAGATCTTGCGGCGTTTGTGGAAACGCCGCGTAGTTGTGATCAATAGGATACCACCCAATCATGGCTTCTACTATTTGATCTATTATTAGCTCGGTTTCTTCTGGAGTAACAGCATAACTATCAAACTGAACCCGAAAGAATCCGAGACCTGCATCGCCATCGTGCGTCGAAATACGAGTGCCGGAAACTACCAGATAAGTAACGGCGGGCAGAACTGGAATTTGTGGCAACGTTATAGGATATATACGATTGCCGACTAAGGCTGTCAAGCCTGTCCAACTGCCAACGTGTGTTTTGATATCTGATTTGACACTCATTTGCACACCTTCTCCATAAGCTTAGTAACTGCGTCTCCGATTACTGATAAAGCTTTGTCCTTATTTTCGTCGAGAGCAGGGCGTAGATAAGGTTTAGCTGGTATCGTAGCGGAAGTCACCAAGGCGAAGTGCACGACGTTGTCTGCGTCTAGAAGAACACCAGAACCGCCTTTTACTCTCGCATGAAGTTTACGCTGGAAGTTTCTGGGCGATACGCAAGTCTTAGCTTCATCGCTAACTGGTATAGCTAAGAACCTGCCTTTTTTCGGTGATATAACTCCACCATATTCGTGGATTTTCGCATAAGGCAAGTCCGTGCCTACTCCAACTACGGCTCTCTCTCTAGAAGACTCCAAGACTTCCTGATGAATGGAGCGCGACAACGTTCGGGTCTTCTTAGGTGACTTTTGCTTAGCTGCGTTTTGAACTATGTCTGCACCCGCCTGGACAGCAGTAACTAGGTTCTGTCCAGCTACTTCATCAGACAACTGCTTCAGCCTGGCTACAAGCTCTTTCTCACCGATCATCGTGCACGTAACTTTATTAGCCATTATGTCACCACTTCTACGATCAGTCTCGACGAACCAGTTTGCCCGTCCCTTTCAGCCGCTAAAATGTCATAAGCCTGACTTTCTATAACGGCTCGCATCTTAGTAGTGATAGAAGGATACGGGTTAGTCAATTCGATAACGTGCGTTGCAGTCGAATACACTTGAGTCGGCGTTTTAGCTTCGGAGCCGCCCGAAGGAGATAACCGGCAAGGAAGGAGCCCGTGACCAGACAACTTCGTCCATGTTTTGACTGGATATCCAGTACTGTCCTGAGTTTCAACACAATACTGGATGTCGCAGTTGTAAGGATAAAACGCTTTCAGATACGAGAACATTCGGGGCGATATAATTTTAGTGCTCATACACTACCCCGAAGGTACTCATTGAGAAGTTTCTCGTTGTAACTATGATCGTCTACGACCCATTCAGCGATCTCAAATCCTGCGTCTTCTTCGTCCAAGATAGCTTCGTCTTGAGCACGCAATTCGGCCGCCCGTTTCATTAGACTGTCTGCGACTTTTGGTCCGTCAGTAGACAAATCCATGAGACGAATGGCTTTCAAGACCATAGCTTGATCAGACGCGATAGTCTCCAGGGCTAAAGCCGCCGTAGAACGGATTGTAGTTTCCATCGCCAAGAACGCTGCGATCTCTTCGTCTTCGAAGACATAGTCATCCAGCTTCCTGTCTGGAATTAGTAAGCGAACCTTCCCAGTATCCGTAGCAACATCGTAAGTAAACGTCATCGAATTTTACCGCCTTTCTTACTCAACCTTGCAATCGCAGACTGCACGGCTGGTTCCCGAAGAACCACTTTGTCGCTGGACGGTTGCGGCTTCTCTTTGGGCTGTAAAAGTCCATTCAAAGTTCGCAACTCGTCCAGCAACGCGGCTAGATACATCTGCTCCGTTGTAACCGGCTGGGGCAGAGTTTGATCTTCCATTACGTGCCGACCTGAGCATACGCGTAACGTGGGTCAAAGGGAGTAGCTCCCAAGACATGGCGTACTCTATAAAGAACGTTATCAGAATCGAAGTCGCCTTCGAACTGATTGATCGGGCCGCCACCGACAGCAACTTTGTTGGATGCCTTCATACAGATTTCTGGAGACTCGTGCCCAGTCAAGAAATCGACCTGACCCCAGTTTCCTTGATCTGAGAAGAGATACCAAGTTTTGTTCTTGCCGGCCGAAGTGTCTACGATAGGCAACCACGGGTCGATATGCAACTGAAGACCCATTTGTGGAATTATGCTATTCGTAGGCATCGGGACGTAAGCGGGAGTAGATGCATTCGCTCCACCAACCGTATCTACATAGACCTTCAGCGCACTGGTCAAAATAGTACGGGCAGTCATCTCAAGTGCGGGCGGTACAACGAGATGGCTAGCGCGGATACTCAGCGGGTTGCCGATCAAATCCGTTTGCGCAGTCATAAGCGCCAGGGTTGCTTCCAGATTAGCCATCGTCAACGCCAAAGTACCTTTGTTGGTGATTGCCTGACCGTCAACGTCCGAGATTGTGGCTCCGAACAGAGCCGTATTCGGCCCGCCTGTTATAGCATAGATACCGGTAGCCAGGATGGCTTCAGTGTTCAAGGCGGCGTCAGCGAACCTTTGCGGAATGTCTCCGAATGCGTCCATCGCATCATTGATCAAAGACTCCCATGAAATGTCAAACGAACGGCCACGCTTGTACAGCTGGTGACTGTAATACCCAGTTGATTGGCTGGTTCCAGGATACTCTGTCTTTTCAGGGACGACGGCTAGCAGACCATCAGAACCAACCAACTTGTGCAGCGTCGCTGCACGGAAGTCCCGAAGCTTTCCGGTCTTCACATAAGACCGCCAAGGAGAAGCTGCAGCACGGTAACGTGCTAACATTGATCGATCAAGAACCTGACCGAACAAATACGGGAAGTCAGACGTGGTAACGGATTCACGAATCAAGTATTCCTGCCGATGAGCTGGCATTCCTTGGGCGTTCGTAAAAAGATCTACGAACTTCGCCAAAGCGGCTTCACTGATTCGGGAGCTACCGACTGGGTTGAATCCTTCCCAGCCTTCGATCATCTTCAGAAAATCGTTCATAACATTACTCCTTATATCAGAATTCAAATATGGTTGTCCGGCTTACGCTACGCGTACACCTAGGACATAAACGATCATGTTTGGTTGGGTCGCGCCAGTTGCAGTTGTGATGCGCAGTGAACCACCGCCAGCGATTTCATGGTTCGCATCATTGATCTGAGTAGCGCGGACGATCGTTGTGTCAGCAACGGAAACGTCCATCAAGTTAGTGATTGCACTAGCACCGTTACCAACTACGCAAGTACAACTTGCTACGCCTGCACCCGTCATGACAACCCAGGCTTCCACAACGCGAGTTTTGTAGGTGAGCGTAATATTCTTGGCACCGATGGCACCTG